GTGCGCTGAGCCAGGGTCAGGACCGAATTGGCGGCGCGCGCGCCGAAGGCCTCGGTGATCGCGCGACGGCCGTTTCCGATACTGCCGAAAGTCGTAACGACGGCCGCATTCATCCGCCGAAACGTGGCCGCCAGATCGAGATTGCCTTGCGCGTCGCGGGCAAGATGAAAGCCCAGCTTCTGCGCGGCTTTCGGCAGATTGATCAGCAGCAGGCGCATCTGACCAGCCTCCTGGCCATTCCGCACGAGCAGGCCCATGGCCGCCGCAGCCTGCTCGATCGGCACACGCATGGCGGAGGCCTGTGGCACGACGTGCGCGAAAGCGGAGCCGATTTCCGCCACGTCCGAGAAGTTGAACTGATGCTGCATCTGCGCGACAATGCCGCCGATGCGCTTGAGCTTCGCTTCGGGCGTCGCGCCGTCAATGTACTTGCCCGCCTGGTTGTAGATGGCGCCGATGGCGCGCGCCGTCGGCTCGGCCTCCTGCTCGGTAACAGCGGCCACTTTGTGTGCCACCTGGGCCGCGGCGGGCAGCACCGAGGCGTCCAGGCCCGCCCGGTTCAGCGTCATTTCGATGCGCAGCAGGTCCGACATCGGCGCCAGGCTCTCGCGGCTGAAGGCGCGCGTCTGGTCCATCACGGCGCCAATTTTGGCTTTGTCCGGGCCCTGTAGCGTCCAACCGAGCCGGAGCTTCGATTGCTCGCCCTCGGCCGCCGCGTCGACCAACTTCTTCACGGCATAGCCGGCGGCGAGTAACTCCGCACCGCGCTTGCGGTATTCATCGCGCTTCGAGTGGTTAGCGGCGATGCGCGCCTGGAGCGACTCGTAGCGGCGCCAGAGTGGCTCGACGCGCTGGATGGCCGCGCCGATCTGCGCCTGCGAGGCCGCAAACTTCGAAGCGGACTCGCTGGCCGCGCTGAGATCCGCTTTCGATTTGACGAGCTGCGCGTCCAGCGTGACGAGCCCGGCCCGAGCCTTGATCAAGGACTGCTCAGCGGTATCGAGCCGCACGGCCAGCTTACCGGTGGGGTCGCCGGCGGCGGCGATCTTCGCTTTGAGCGATGTGACACGCGCCTCGGCCGCGGCCAGCGTGCCCCGCTGCTTGTCCAGCTTCGCGGTCAGCGCCTGAATGGAGTCCGCGGCGCGCTGCTCAGTCGCCTGCAGCGACTTCAGTTCCTGGGCGCGGCCCTTGAATGCGGCCACGGCGTCGCCGATCTTCCGCACCTGCGTATTGGCATTGCGAAAGACCGAGCCAAAGGTCGACGAGAGGGCCGCGCCGATGGTGACGGAGACAGAAGCGCTGGAGGATTTCGCCATGGTCTACGGGCGAGAGACGAGAGCGTTGCGGACCGATTGGACCGTTTCGAGCCAGTCAAACAGCTCCGGCTCGGTCATTTCGGTGAGTTCGGCAAGCGACCAGCCGGTCGCGTGGGCCACGAGTACTACCGCCTGCTGGAGGTCGACCGTGACCGCCCCATAAAACCCAGCAGCGCGTCCTGCGCGGTTTCATAATCGAGCAGGTCCATTTCATGCACGTCCGACGGCGCGATGCCGGCGAGCGTCGCGATCAGGTAGATCTCCTGCTCATCTTCACTGGCGGCGGCCTTGGCGGCGGCGAGTCGGTCCTTCACCTTCGGTCGGCGAATGGTCAATTCGGTCAGAAGCACGCCGTTGGCTTTGACCGGAAACTGGAGAGTGATGTTCTTCTGGTTGTCCATGATGAGTGTCCTCGCGAAAAATGCCGAGGGGCTACAGAGAGCCCCTCGGAGGGAAGGAAATGTCTAGATTCCGAGAGCCGCGCGCAGGCTCTGCATCTCGTCCGTGCCGTTGATGACGCGGGTCATGTTCTCGACGTCGATCTCGATGATCTGCTCGCCGTCGATCTCCATCGCGTAATAGACGCACGCCGCGGTGAACTTCGAGCCGGCCGGCTTGTCGCCGACCTTCCACGTGCCCGGATCGGTCTCTTTGACCGTGCCTCGCACGGTGATCCTCAGTGCGACGGCGTCCTCGCCCTGGCGCTGCAGGGCGCCGCGAAAGACGATCTGTACCGGGTCCGAGCCGAGCAGCCCGAACAGCGCAAACACGTCGGCGTTGTATTCGGCCATCGACCACGAGCATTCGAGCTTCTCCATGCCGAGGTCGACCTGAATGGGCGCGTCGAGGCCCGCCGCGCGAAACTCCTCGGTTTTGATGGAGAGTTTCGGCGGCGTGAGTTCATCGACCTTTCCGGCATAGCTCGAGCCGTCGACGTAGAGGTTGAAATTGCGCAGAATTTGCGGAAAAGCCATCTCAGCTCAGGACCTCCGTCAGGTAGTCAGTGTTCAGCGTGGCCTGGAAGGTGATGTGCTCAGCCGGCGACGGCGGGCAGAAGTCGAAGTCGATGTAGACCTGGCCGGCCGCGAGCGTGCTGGCCGTGTTCAGTTCCTTGTCGGCCCAGGCCTTGCCGTCGATGATGGCGCCGCGCGCCTTCAGGTAGCGCAGATAGGCGTTGACGCCCTCCACCACGGCTTCCAGGTAGGCCTTGGTGATATTGCGATCGACGGCCCAGAGATGGGCCGCGAGGATGCTCTCTTCGATCATGTCCGCCGTGCGACCAACGTTCAGGAAAGCCCAGGCCGAGTCGCCGGAACACGTCCGATTACCCCAGAGGCGATAGCCATCCTGATAGATGATGGTGGCGACTTCGTTTTCGTTGAGCGTGTTGGCGGCGGAGCTCGCATCGCCCAACGCGAAATCGATCGTGCGCGAAATGCCACTGATTCCGCTGATCTCCTGGTTCGAGGGCGACCACCAGAAGCCCTTTTCGTTGTCACGCAGCCCGATCAGGCCGGCGACCCGAGCCGAGGGCGGCTGGTCTTCAGTCGCGTCCGTGACGGGATTCGTGACGCGTACCCACGGATCGACCACATAGACCCGCCGCGAGCCGAAGTTGTTGCGATACGCGATGGCAGCTTCGTCCGTGGTGTTGGGGCCATCGGCGATGATGACGGCTTTGAGCTTGCTCGCGACACCCGCCATCTCACTGACCACAGCCATCTGGTTGGTGAAGCCGGGTGCGATCAAAATGCGCGGCGTCACGCCGACCGTGCTGCGCGCCGAGACCAGTCCATGCACACCCGTGTAGGTGCTCCCTGTTGCGCCGCCGATAACGGCTGTCTTCTTGACCTTGGTCGGGTCCAGGTAGGTGTAGGCGACGCTGAGCGTGGCCTTCGAGGCGATCTTCCCGCTGGAAACGACCGCAATCAGGCCGCTATCGGCGTCGAGCGTGTAGTCGGTGATTTCCGTCAAAGCCGTGACCGTATAGGTGACGAGCGCTTTCTGGCCGCTCACCATCGCCCCGGCGGTCACCTGCGTTACCGTGGTGCCACTGACCGTGTAGTCCGTCGTGGCCGTGTACGCCGTTGTGCCGGTGGAATCCTGGAGCTTCGTCAGGGTTGCGCCAGCCGGAAGCGTCAGTTTCGTGTCGCTGAATGTCATCGGCGCCACGACCGGGCCACTGAGCGTCACCCCAGAAACGGCAACATGCGGCAATTGGATCTTCCCCGACGAGTCGAAGCTCATCGAAGTGGCCGCGACTGTGGTCTTGAGCGTTGCGTCTGCCGGATCGGCGACGTTGATCACGACCACCTGGGCGCCGGCCTGGTCGAAAATGGCGTCAAGGGCATCGGGAATCGTGAAGCCGTAGCCGGGCGGGCCGAACTTCTTGACCGCTTCGCGGATGTTGCCGTGAATCAGCACAGGAGTGTTGATGGCGCCGATCGGCGCCGAGCCGACCAGGCCGATGACGCTCGACTTGACGGTAGTGATGGAGCGGGCGCCGTCATCGATTTCCACGACTTCGACGCCGTGCAGGAAACTGTCGGACATGTGATGTTCCTTTCGGTTTACACGCCCACCGGGACGGTGAGCGTATAGGTGACGAGTACTTTCTGGCCGCTGGTCATCAAGCCCGAGGCCACTTGCGTGATAGTTGTGCCGCTGATCGTGTAATCACTGGTTGCCGAGTAGATCTTCGTGCCATCGGCACTTGTGAGCGCATTCAACGAGGCGGTTGCCGGCAGTACCACCACGCTGCCATCGAAGGCCCGTTCCTCGGTGACAGTGTGGCTGAAGGTCCTACTGGCGTAGGTCCAGGCGACACCCGGCTGCGGCGAGAGCGTGTCGACGCGGATGGCATCAGGGAAGTACCGAGCGACGAAAGCGGCGTCGGCCACGATGGTATTGGTAACGAGGCCGGATTCAATGATGGCGTAGACGGTTTCAGTCATGGTGCTTCACTCCCACCAGGTCAGAATGACGATGCCGGAGCCGCCGGCGAAGTTCGTGCTGCTGCCGCATCCGCCACCACCTGTATTCGCTGTTGCCGCCGCTCCTCTGTTGCCACCGCCGCAGGCGCCGGCAGCGCTGGATCCGCCCCCGCCGCCCCCGGCGAAACCATAGAGGCCGGGGCCGCCGGCGCCGGCAATACCTATGCTGTAAGAGGAGTTGACGTAGTAGGAGGCGCCATCCTGGCCGGCTCCGCCTGCGCCTCCTCCGCCTCCGAAGTTGCTGTTAGCTGTCTGGCCGCCGCCGGATGGCCCACCGAGGTCGCCCGAGCCGCTGGTCCCGCCCGTGCTGCTGTTGCCGCCATTTCCGCCGGGCGCGGAGACAAGGGCACCGAAACTCGTAGTGCCGCCGGTGGCTCCCGAGGACGCTCCGCCGGAACCGATGGTCACGGCAACATCGCCAGCAAGTTGAACGATCCTCTTCACGACGGCGCCACCGCCGCCACCGGGCCCACCGCTGTAGCCGGCGCCGCCACCACCAACCGCCAACGCCTCGACCCAGCCGCCGGCGGCAAGCAGGGCGGCTGACGGCGTGAAGGTGCCGCTGGATGTGAAGATCTGCTGGTGCTGTTGGGCGCTGACAGGAATCAGAAGGCTCATGCGTTGATCTCCAGAATGGAAAGCGAAATGTGCAGTGCGCCAGCCGCGCCAGCCAGGGCTTTGATTGAGTCGCCTGCCTCAAGCGTGTGCCGCTTTTCGACGGGCACGATGGCATTGTTGGCAGGGACTTTCGCACCAGAGACGAGATAGTACGTCGCCGCCGCGGAACTGTCGGTCCACGCCACGGTGGCCGTGGTGTTCGATGAGCCGATGTTGGCGATCTGCGAGCCGATCACGATGGCGCTTGCGCCCGATGGACAGGTGTAAACCGTCGTAAGCGAAGTGGTGAGCAACGCAGCGGCATTTTTCGGTGTGATGGTCATCTCATTCTCCGAGGCAGATGGCAAGCACGAGCGCCACCCCGCTGGCTGCGTTCGCTGTGGTGATTGCCGTGTTGGCTGCCGTGATGGCCGCATTGGCGCCCGCAAGCGCCGTTTCCGTCTCGGTGGTCAGGCCGGCAATCCGACCGTCCATCGTCGTGAGCGTGTTCGAAACGGTCGTCTGCAGCTCGGCCACGGCGCTCGTAACAGACGTGGTCGCGGTGTCGATCTCGTCGTAGCTCGCCTGCAGGGCCTCTGCGATGCGCACCAGGCCGTAGGCCTTCAATTGCTCAATCGCCGCTTCCCAGTTCACCTGCAGGTTTTCGAGCGCCACCAGGCGCGTGTCGAGGTCGGCGAAGATCGCGTTGAAGGTGGCGGCCGACAACCTCGTCTTGCCGTCCTTCATCTCATAGGCGCTGTACTGGCTCGCCACGCGCTCAGTCCTCGGCTACCGTGGCGCTCTCGATCTTCGCGGCGAGTTCAGCCACCAGGTCGCCGCGCAAGATGTACTCTTTGCCCGGATAGAGCGTCATGCGGTGATCAGTCAGGGTGATGCGCTCAATCACGCGCACCTGATACTGCTTCGACGCGTCGTAGCTTGCCGCGTCCGCTTTGAGGGTCTTTGGCATTGTCGTCATCTCCTTAAAACGCGATGTCGGTCCGTTCGGCCACGTGGAAGAGCTTCGCCGTGTTCGTGGTCGAGCCGTTGAGGCGAATCACGTAGCTTGTCGAACTCGTGATCGTGAAGCTGAAGGTGTACTCGGTTCCGCTGTCGGTGCCACGGGTCGCAGTGACCGCTGGCGAGACGAGCGTCGTGCCGACTATCAGCTTGCAGCCGAGCGCGTGGTAAGTCGCGTCGAAGTCCTCGACCAGCGCGATCACCCGGACCGTCGTCGTGGCGGCGCTCAAGTTCCGCACGGTCGAGTAGTGGGTAAACTTCGAAGCGCAGGTCGCCACCTTTACCTGTGAGCCCACCAGACCGAAGCCGGGCATCACGTCGGGCGTGCCGACGAAGACCGCCCGCAGCGGGATCAGGTTGGGCAGGCCATCGAGCAGGCCCAGGCCCGCGCTGTCCGTGCTGAGCGGGTACCAGGTGCCGTTGATCTGCACTTCAAACGTCATCGAGCACGATGACGGGCAGACCATCTTCGTGAGGATGTCGATCGCCGCGATGCCGCCGCTGAGCGAGAGCGACGCGAGTTGCACGGCCAGGTAGGAGAGCCCGCCGAAGTAAGCGAACCTCAGGTCGAACATTATCGACCGCGCCGTGTCGACGGCCTGAAAGGCGCCATCGACGTAGTGGAAGTAGGTGCCCTGCGGAATCGTTGCGCCGCTCACTGTGCACAGGCTGTGCTGGCCGCCGGACTGCACGACGATGGCGTAGCGCGAGCCGCTCGACAGAAAGGTAGGGGTGATCGAGACGGCCGTGCGCGTAGAGTATGTCTTGAGATCCGCCACGGCCACCGTTGTCGTCGCCAGCACGGCCGACAGTTCGGGCTTGCCGTCGTCAGCCTCGCAGAGCATCACGGTCACGGTGCCGGAGCTGCCCACATCGTGCAAATGCAGCCCAATCTCGGTCAACCAACCGTCCTGCGCATTCAGAAAGACCTGCGAGAGCTGCGATCCGGTGACGGTCTTTGTGGTCGTTTCGAGATCCCAGTAGGTCTCTTCATAGCTGTCACTGAAGACTTCCGTGATGCGGATCCAGGTGTGGTCAGTGCTAATGTCGGTGGCGTCGTAGCCGTCGGCCAGGACGAAGGTCTCGCCGTCCTTGGTGAAGCTGTGGGTGGCCTCGTTGTAGGTGATGTCCCGGCCGTTCAGGTAGCCGGCGTTGGTGCAGACCGTGTAGGTGGCACCGTAGCGGACGCGCGTGCGCGACACAGTCTTCTGGACAGTGGTCGTCGTCTGGAACTGAAAACTCGACAGGTAGTCGTATCCCGCATAGCCGTCGGTGTTGTCCATGCGGGTCTTGCCGGTCCACGCGGGCAGACAGAGGTTGTTGGTGACCGCGACGGTGCTGTCAATCGAGTTGAGCAGCGCCAGCACGCTGGTCGCGCTGGTCGCAAACGGGAAGCGGATGCCCTCCTCAATCCGGGCTGAATACGATGATCCCGAACTGTCGCTTCCGGACGCGTTCGTCTCGGCCGTGTAAAGGAAATGGTCGCAGCCGTACTGCGCGTAGTCATCGGGCAGCTTCGAGAGATCCTTCAACGCGGCCACATCGGCGGCCACCTGGCGCAGCAGTGCGAGGCTCGCCTTCTCGCTGAGCGACGTGCTCAGCTTCGCGATGTCGCTCGTGATGGTGGAGACCTTCGGGTCGGTCTGGCCCTTCCACGTTTCGAGCGCCGCTGTGCGCGTGCTGAGGTTGTTGAGCACCGGCAGGGCGTTGGCGGTGCACATCTCGACCGCGGACACGCCGCTCGTGGTCATCGTCACGAGCGCGATCAGCAGGTACGTCGAGGTGATGGTCGGCACCTGCGGCGACGACGATTCCGTGCCGACCACCGTGCCGATGTTGCAGACGCGGTCGACCTCCATCGTGACTGCCTTGGGTTCGGTCGCGCCCGTGGTCACATCGGTCAGAAAGTCGCGCGATTCGGTATCGCTCTCGGCCGTCGAGCCCCAGGCCACGATCGCGACGATCTTCGATGCCGAGGTGGGCAGGCTCGAAAACAAGTCCAGCGTCTCGGCCGTGTCGTGTGCGTAGACCTTGCCGCCGGCGTAGAGCCGGCCAGTCACCACCTGGACCGTCGTCGTGCCGGCTTTGGTGACGGTCAGACCCGAATAGTGCGTGGAGCTCGACACCGCGTCGTTGACGACGTGCTGCATCGAATCCTGCACAAACGTCTGAAGGCTATTCGGATCGTCGGCGCGGAATTCCTGATTGTCTCGGAAAGTAACCGTTTTCTCCATCGAAGTTCCTTAAAATCGACTGATCAGCTGCCCACAGACCATGTCCGTGCTGGCCGTGTGGATTTCTCCGGCGGTGAGCGGCTTGTGGGAATAGGTATCGAGCAGCGCCTTGTCGCGAGCCGACTTGGCCCACCCGAGCGCCGTCACGAAACGATCAAACAGACTGTGGTCGGCCGTGATCAGGTAGCCGTCGACGAAGCGACCCATCGCGCGCTTTGCCCGCATGCCGGGCCATTTCACCTGCAACTCTGCCGTGTAGGCGGGCATGCCGAGCCGCATCGCCCCGACAAAGGTGCTCTTGCCGTGAGACTCCAGCGCGCGCGATGCGTCGAACAGATAAATGCGCTTGTAGATGCGGTTTTCGGCGTCGGTGCGTACCAGAGGCTGGCCGACAAACGAGCGGCCTCGACGCGGCCCGCAAAACAGCCCGGCGCGCGTCGAACTCTCATACGTCATTTCTGGGAAGACGCTCGTCGGATCGAGGCCCGCGAGCAGCGTCTTCCAGCGCACGGTGCTCGTGTATTCGTAAGTCGTCGAAAACGAATAGATGCGCGCCGCGGCGCCGCAGTCGGAAGTGAAGCGCTGAAACGCGCCGCAGAATGTCGCATATTTGCGCACGGCGCTCACGCACACGCGGATGTAGCCGTCGGAGGTGGCCGATTCGTGATAGGTCGCGATCTCGCTCTCGGCGCCGCGATCGGAGTAGTAGACCTGCGGGACCATGCGCGTGGCCGCGTCGGTGTGGATGGCGAAGCCATTGCCCAGATGGTCGCCATTGAAATAGATTCCGCCGGCGTAGCGCCTGGCGCGTTTGGCCTGCGACCGGATTCGCAGCTGCGGATAGACTGACAGCGTCGAGTCGCGCTCAGCCCTGGTGTAGCTCTTCCCGCAAAACGTCTTGTGCGGCGGGCGCTGGACGGCCGCGAGCGTCGCGCCAAACAACGAGCACAGCCGCCGGAAGCCCTCGACCGTGCCTTTGAGCCGATGCAACTGCGCCGCGCCGGTCACCGATGCCCGCTTCACGCCATCGGTCTCGGAGAGGTTCCAGGCGTCGACCGAGCGCGACCAGGCAAGCCACGGCAACAGGTCGGCCGAGATCGAATCGGCGTCGATGACCTGCGCGACGTCGGGCGGGCTATTGAGCCGCCAGGCGACGTCGGCCAAGCCCTTCTCCGGCGCGGTGGAGTTTGGTGGCAGGATGGTCGGCGTGTTCAGAGGCATTTACTCGTCCCGCCCCGCGATGCTGACTGTGATCGAATCGCAGTAGGCTACCTGGGTCTCGTTGGTGATGATGTGAGCCGCGGGCGACGTGATAACCGAGTTTTCGACGCCGCTCTGTTGTAGCGCCGCATAGAGGCCCGCGAGCGTGACATTGTAGCCGAGGCGCGTCGTGCGCGCGACGTAGGCCGATAGCGCCGACTCGACGGCCCTTTTTACTGTGGACGCATCGGGCCCGTAATACAGCGTGATCGAAGCCGCGATGGCATAGTGCACGATCTCCGGCGCGCGGACTTCCACCACATCCGTCAGCGGACGCACGTCGTCGGCGTTGAGCGCGCTCGATACGGACGCAAGCAAGTTGCTCGAGGGCGTCCCGTGGCCGTCGATCGAATCACCAGGCGTAGCCAAGACCGTCACGCGTACGGTGCCCGGCGAGGTCATGATTACCGATACGTCGGCTATATCCATCGACACGCTGAAGGCGTGGAACTGGTAGGCGCCGATCGGCCCGCAAGTTGAAAACGCTTCGAGCGCCAACTGCGTACGCATGCGCAAACGCGTGTCGGATTCGTCGGTGACGTTTCCATCGGCGTCGGTCACGCTCAGGCGCGCGACACCGTTCAGGGCAGCCAGGTGGTCCAGGTTTGTGCCGGTTGAGGTCGCCAGCATGCAGGCCTTCGCGGCGTCGTTGATGCGCTGGCGCAGCAGCAGTTCACGATAGGCACAGGCCTCCAGCACTTTGATGGCTGGGTCGCTTTCGAGCAGCGCCGTGAACGTCGAGTCGCGCGAGACCAGATCCGCTACCATCGCGGCTTTGATCGTCGCGAAGTCGAGTTGCTCGATGATCGCCGGCGTTGCGAGCGTCGACAGGTCAATTTGGATGAAGCGACTCATACGACGATGCCGTCCAGTTTCACGGTCTGCCCGCTCGGCAGATACTTGGCCGTGATCGAGAGTTCGATATGGCCGGCCGATGGCAGCGCGAGCGAGACCGAGGTCACCCGCAGCCGCGGCTCCCACTTGCCCAGCGCATCCACGGTCTCGGCGTAAATCTCAGTGATGGTCGCCGGTGTCAGCGGCCGATCCACCAGCTTGAAGAGGTTTGAGCCATAGTCCCGTAGCATCACGCGCGAGCCCTTCGGCGTGCGCAGAATGTCCGCGATCGACTGCTTCAAATGCTCCACGCCGCCGATCCGGCGGCCCGTTGCGGCGTTCATGCCCCGAGCGTTAGCCATGGACGTGGTGATTCGTGTTGCCCTTCGCGTCGATCACCGAGCCGCTGGCCGTGACGCTACCCTGCACGCTGACGTTGCCGTCGATGGTGACTTCTCCCACCAGCAGGATCGCCGGCGCCGTAACGGTGACTTTCGTTGCGGCCGTAATCTCCACCTCGCCGACACAGTGGACCGTCAGTTTGTGCGCCGCGCGGTCGTACACCACTGTGGTGCCGTCTTTCCACTGCATGACCGCAGTGTCAGCGCTCGATGCCGGCGCGGGGAAGGCGTTCTGGTAGATCGATCCCAGCACCACGCCCAGCGCCAGATTGCCCGACGGCGACAAGACCATGACCTGCTCGCCGACCTCCGGTGCCCACCAGGTGATGTCCGGCCCGGCGCGCCGCGTGATCCAGGGCAGCCAAGCGGTCGCGATCTTGCCGATCCGGACCTTGACGCGCGCCTTGGCACAGTCGACAGCCACCACCGTGCCCGGCCGCAGCAGGTTCGCCACGCGCCGCACCAGGTCGGCTGTGTCCGGGTCGGAGATGTCGCCGCCGAGCCCGGGCCGGCGCTCCATCAGCAGTCTATTCACCGGTGAGCGATTCTCCCGCGGTCAGGTCTTTATAGTCAGCCACGTGCGCCGCACCGATCTTCGGCACCAGCGATCCATAGACGGCCGATGGCAGCACGCCCGCACTCGGCGCGGCGGTGCGCGTCGGCGTGTAGTAGGTGATCGTGTACATCAGGCGGGCCACGGCCAGCATCTTCTCGGCGGTGGAGACAAACCCGATCTCGGTCTCGCTGAGCATCGAGTCTTCGACCAACCCGCCAATGGTCGGATCGCCGTCAAACGCCTGTTCCACCTGGAGCGCGATCGCGTCCAACTGCGCCTCTCCGTCGTCGCCCGCCGCGATGATCTCTACGGCCAGATGGAGTTGCCGCTTGAGATGGCCTGGATTGTCCGGCTCAGAGGCGACGTCGGAGGCGTCTTCGTCCACCACCTCGTGTGGTGTGTAGACCGTCATCGCCGGCAGGTCATCGAGTTCCGCCGGCTGAATCGGAAACCTTGATACCCGCGTGAGGCAATCGGTATCGGCCGAGACCAGCACCGCAATCACGGCGTCTCGGATGATGGCTCGCTCGTGGACGCTCATCGTTTCTTGAGAATCAGTTTCAAGCCGCCCTGGCCGTCCGGCTGCGGATCGTGCACGCGATACTCAACGCCCGCGACCGTGATCGTGTCACCCTGCGCGGGCATGGCTCCAATCCAGGCCGCATCGAGGCTCACCCAGATCCAGGGCTCGGCCGAACTCACCGTGAGCGCCTGGCCGGCCATGCCGCTGCTGAGCCGGATCGTCGCATCGTGGCCTGCGGCGCTGAACACGCCGACAAACGTCTCACTCGTCGAGTCCGCCTTGCGCGTCAGCATCGCATCAACACCAAAGCGGCGCAGAAAGACGGCGTTGCGGCTTCGGAAGTCGGTCATTGCTCTCGCTTGCGACGCCGCAGTGTGCCGTCCTTCGGCACCTCCGTCGCTTCATCCAGCGGCACCTCGGCGGCGTGGAGTGCGATCAGGCGCCGCGCCTCCTCGTCTCCGATCTCAATCAGCGAGCCGGGGGCGTGACTGACGCCCCCGAAAACGACTGTGTGCAAAGTGCGGAGCTTCATCTAAAGCACCGTGGCCGCCACCGCGGCGTTGGGCCGATAGGGCACTAGCAGCGGAGCGCTCTGGGTGAGCAGAAAGCGCCGCGACGGATCTTCCTGCACCCACGATTTCGAGAAATACGGCAGCGCCTGAATGCCGGCGGCTTCATCGAGAATCGCGCCGAAGGCCTGCACGCCGGACATGTCGCCCACCACCAGCACGGTCCCAATGGGCAGCATCGGCTTGAGCACGCCCTGGTCGTCCTTGTACGAGCCCGAGTAGGCCCAGATGTTGTAGCCGTCGACGTTGCCCATGAAGGTGCCACCGATGCGGTTCAGTGCATCCTGGCTGAGCGATGGCGCCTGCCCGATGCCACGCTGCATCTCGATCCGCTTGGCGACGTACTGGTTGTTGCGGAACGCTTTCCAGGCCGACAGTTCCAGCACCACGTCAAGCCCCGACGTGCCGCTGTCCTGCAGGATCAGATCCGTCCAGCTTTGCAGGTCATCGAGCGGATTCGCGCTGGCGTTCGACCACTTGGCGTCGCTCGCCAGCGTGACGTTATGCGACGCCAGGCGGTTGAAGTTGACGTTGCGCGTCTGATAGCGCTCGCCCGTGATCGTCACGGCGCCGGTACAGAGCACGCTCGCCGCCATCCATTCGAGCCGCCGCGCCACCAGCTTGCGATGCGTCATCAGCAGGTCCGCCACGATCAGTTGCAGGCGCTGCTGCGGCGAGTAGGCGCCCGCGATCGGCTCACCCTTGTAGCGCTTCAGCGCGCGGGTAGGGTCGACCACGCTCTTCGGCTTGATGTAAGCCGGCTTGAACGTGTTGGTCGTGAAGCCCTGGCTGGCCAGGATTTGCCCCTCCACCACCGGCGAGACAAACGGCGCCAGACCCATCACGTCGTTTTCGACGTCGAAGTGGATTTCCTCCGATGTCTCCGTCTGCGTGGTCGGGAAGAAGTGGTCGAGCAGGAAACTTGGCGGCGTCTGCAGACTGTTGACGACGCCGGTCAAGTAGTTCGTCGAATAGAGATCCATGAATTGAGCTCCTCCTAATACGTGGTCTGGGTGGAGATCAGGTGGACCCCCTTCGCCCGGAGCGCCTCGCGGATCGAGGCCACGGTGTGACCGGCGCCGATCGTCAGGGCGCCAGCGTTGAACTGACCGGTGAAATAGGCCGGCACTGTGACGTCGGCCGCCGTGGCGTCGACATCCTCGGCCAGGATGCAGTCCGGCGTCTGGCTGCCGTCGATCGCGGCGGCCTTCGACACGACGTACTCGCCGCTGCCTTCCGCGACGGTGATGTTGAACTCGTCGCCAACGACGAAGTCCGTCGCGCCATCCGCGATCGCAAAGCCGATCTGCTTCGCAAACGCCGTGCCCACCGCCACGTCGCCCAGGATGTTGCCGTTCGGGTCGCTCACGCGGAAGGTGCCGCCGTTTGTGGCAGCCGTGGTGCAGCGTGCAACGTAGACACCGACCTGTGCGTGAGCCAGGATCGGCGCCGCGGCGTTCATCGTCAGCGTCCCGTTGCCGGTGTTGCCCGCCTTCGCGGCAGAGGTGGCCGCGCCAATGCCGATCTTGCCGAGCACGGTGCCGGTAGCGACCGCGCCGGAGCCCGATGAGACGGTCACCTGGCGGCTGGTGATCTCACCGCCGAGAATCAGCTCGCTCGGCGTAAACGAAGTGGTTTCAAATGTGGCAGGCATCGCCTATTTCACCCCCTGATAGAGTGCGACGGTCGCGCGTACCGCCGCGGCCACATCTTCCTCGCCGTCGCCGGCATCGCTGCCGACCTGCGGGTTCTTCACGCCGGCCATGGCCTCGGCGAGCGGGTTCGGGGCGACCTGCACGGCCTTCGGTGCGGCGCTCAGCAGCTTTTTGGCCGCCTCCGGTGTCGTGCCCGTTTCGAGCGCGATCGTGCGCGCCAGTTGCTCGCGGCCCTCCGCCTCGGGCGATGCGAGAATCGCGCCAATCCGGGCGCGCTCCGCCACAATGGCCTGCTCAGTCGCCTGACGGCGCACGGCATCCACATCGATCGGTGGTTGAGCCGGGGCGGCCGTCTGCGCCGCCTCAGCACTGTTCGGTTGTTCCATGATGACTCCTTGTTGAAAGTGGACGGCGCTTCCGCCCATGCCCTGTTTGTCGAGCGTGGCGATGAGCCCCTCGAAGGTCCCGATCTCATCGGCCATCCCGGCGGCGATCGCTTTCGCGGCGATCAGCACGCCACCCTGGCCGAAGTCGGCACGCACATGGTCTTCGCTCACGCCGCGATTGCGTGCCACGGTCGAGACAAACACCGCGGCCAGGTCGTCAATCCGCTCTTGGATCGTCGCCCGCCCTTCATCCGTCTCCAGGTCCGGCCGCTTCTTCGGCGAAACGCTCGATACAAACTGGTACGACTTGACGTTCGGCCCCTTCGACCGCACATCGAGATTCGCCACGACACCGATGCTGCCGAGTTGTGCGGTGTCGCTCGCCACAATCCGGTTCGCCGCCGAGGCCAACCAGTAGGCGCCTGATGCCGCCAGGTCATCAGCGTAGGCGACGATCGGTTTGACGGCCCGCGCCTCAAAAATCGCAGTGGCGAGTTCGCTGATGCCCGCCACTTGCCCGCCGGGCGAGTCGATGTTGAGCACAATCGCACTCGCCGCCGGATCGTCCAGAGCCGCGCGAAACGCCGTGGCCAGCATCTCGACCGACGTAGCGCCCGAGATCGCCGTGAACAGGCTCGCATAGCGGAAGATCGGACCCGTGACATTGATCACGGCCACGCTGCCGCGCATTTCGCGAATGCCGCTCTGGTCGGCGCGTTCGGCCTGGCGCTGCGCCACGGCTTCGAAGTCCGGCTGGTGTGCTCGCTCAGCGATCGAAAGAATCTGCTCAAGCGCCGGCGCTTCCACTTCGCCGTCCGGGCCAATCCAACTCGCAATCGCCCACATCTGCTTGGCTGCGACATCAAACGCTCTCATGCGGCCTGTTCCTCCGGGCGCTGTTCTTGCTCGCCAGTGGGCGGAGATGGCTTCAATGCGTTCGGCAGCGGAATGCCCAACTCGCGCATTCGCGCCAGTTCGACCGCCCGCTGCTCCAGCACCTCTTCCCAGTCGAGCCCCTGCTCGGCGCATTCGTGCTCCAGGGTCGACAGCCCGCTGTCCATGCGGATCTGTGCCGCCTCCGCCTCCTTGACCGGATCGATCCAGCCGCGCCCCGGCCAGGTCCACTTGCAGCGCGAATAGGCGAAGCGAGACGAGTAGAAGTCCGGCGCCTCGACGGCATTGTTCGATACGGCTTCTTCGAGCCACAGCTCATACGCCGGCCGGCACCAGCAGTCCTCCAACCAGCGCCGCCGGCCGAGGAAGAAGCGCCAGGCCTCCAACAGTGCCGCCCGGGCGCTGGAGTAGTTGGTCTTCGAAAAGTCCTTGAGCAGCAGTTCGAGCGGGAGCCCGATGCCGGCGCCGATGTGGCGCACCACGGCTTCGATGAACGGGGCGAACTGATCGCTCGGCCGGGTCGGCAGAAACGGCTCCATCTTCGAGCCCGGCGGCATCTGAAACACCCCGGCGCCGCGCAACGGCGCCATATACTGGCGCTGCATCGCCATGTATTCGTTGACTCGCGGGTCCGACAGATCACTGCCCAGCATCTGCGCAACCGTCTGGCCGTCGAGCGGCGTCTCAATGAAGGCCGCCACCATGGCGTTCACCACGGCGGCCTGGAGCTCCGTGCGCTGATAGTGATCGAGCATCCGGAACTGCGCGAGCACGGAGCTCAGCAACGGCTTGCCCCGGTGCTGCCCGGTCCGCTCTTTGTCGTGAATGTGCAGCACTCGCGGCCGGCCCCAGGCCGTCGTCGCCGGCACGCGTTCCCAGTCGTCCACGAGGGCAGTACTGACGAAGCCGAGGAACCGGTCGCCCGGATGCGTCTTGCGAATCCAATAGGCGAGCGGGCGCCCGTAGTCGTCTATCTCAACGCCGGCCCTCAGGTGCTCGTCATCGGGGCGGTGGTCGGGGTTCGACAGCCGATCGCTCTCAATCACCTGGAAGCGCGTGGCAAACCGACTGGTCTTGTCCGGCAGCCACAGCGGCAGAACCAGCACCTCGCCATTCACCATCGCCGCGCGGAAGATCTGCTCGGTGATCTGATGAAAGCGGAGCGAGTGCGCCGCGTCGCAGTCGGTTGTCTCAGCGTAGCTGCGCCAGGCCGACTTCACCGTCTTCGACCAGCCGATCGCCCAGTCCTTCGTCTCACCCAGCGCCGTGTAGTCGGGCACTGGAGCCAGCGCCGCGCCGATGCCGACCACGTTATCGACGATCGACTGGATGCCGCCGCTCGCGATGCCGTGGTTGCGCACCAGGTCGCGCGAGCGGCTGCGCAGGGTCGGTAGATCGAAGTCGAGATCCGCGTCGGCCGAGCCGGCCAGCGGATTCCAACTCGCCAACTCCCGTGCCGCCGAGGCGCCGAAGTGCGCGTTGCCCGGGCCAAACATCGCCTGCGCATCAGCCATCGGCTTCAGCAGGGCCGGGCTCTGCTCTCGTGTCGAGCGTCGTTTCGCCATTCTCAGAAAAGGAATCCGACCGGTCCGCGCGCATGAGGCACACGGGCCGCGACAATCTCGGTCCGCAGTTGGTCGATGTAGCGCTTGAGCGCCACGGCGTCGGTCTCGCCGAGCTTCACCTTCCGGCCGTCACTGAACGTAACTTCCACTTCGCGGTCGCCCATCATCAGCTGGTGGTAAGCTGTCTCGGCGTCCACAAGCCGCTGCTGTAGAGTCTCCAGATTCGCCATCACAGATACGGATCGTCCATGTAGACCGCGCTCACCGGCGCGGCGCCGGCAGGAGGCTTGGTGGTCGCCGTCGGTTGCGCCGACTGCTGCCGCTTTCGCTCCAGCCGTTCCCAGTCGCGCTCGCTGAAGCGGCTGATGCCGCACAACTCAGCCAGCGCCCGGTTACCGACATGGCAATCCAGCGGCTCGTTCGGGCCGTCCTTGCGCCACTCGATCGTGCCATTGTCCTTGAGCACGCGCGTCTCGGCGGTCAACCCGCGAAAGTAATCCTCGCCGTAGGCCTGCGGGAAGTGGCAGTAGCGTGGCGGGCACGGGCTGTCGGCCTTCGGCGCGGCAATGCGAAAGGCGTCATAGGTCTCTTCCTTGGCATAGTGCGTGCCAACCGTGACAATCCGCAGCCCGCCGCGCTTTCGCGCCGCGTCGGTATCGCTGATGTGTTCAATCAGCTTGTGCGCGTCGTGCCCGCCTTTGGTCGGAATCACATAACGGCTCAGCGGCAGGTAGACCGCGGCTGGGCCGTAGGTGGGTTGTGACCACTGGCGGCAGAACGAATAGACGAAATCGGACTTGTAGCCCGAGTCGACCGCGCAGATCCAGAGCGGGAGCCGGCCGCCATCGGCATGTGGCCAGTCCATCAGCAGCAGTTCGGCCAGCCGCTCCCAGGGCTCGGGGTCCGCAGGTGTCGTCTTCACCGCTTTCCCGTCGGGCCCTTCGCGCTCGGGCGCGATCACCTCATACCAGATCGACCAGTTTTCGAGGTTTGGGCCCCAGGCCTTGACCTCCATTTCGAGCCGCGCTGGATTCTCTTGCACGTCGACAAACGCGGTCAGGAAGTACGCACCCTTCGGCACGATGCCGAGCGGATAGTCCTCGCGCCGTCGGAAGATCTGCTCCCAACTCGGCGCCGAGCCCGGCACCCGCCAGGTCTCGGCCAGCGTGGTGTTGACGAAGACCTTCAGCCGCTCAGGCTGCTTCTCCACGCGCAGGAAGTCGTAGGCGATCTCCCGCAGCGTCTTGAATGGCGAGTACAGCTCGCTGATCCAGAAGCCGGCCGAACCATGAAACGGCCTCGACGCCCGCCACACGCCGCGATCCGCTGCCGCCCAGCGGCGGACATCATTCCAGCGCGAGCCGCAGTGCTCGCATTCATAGCTTGCCGTCGCCGCCCGCCGCTTGATGTCTTCGATCTTGCGCTCGAAGCGCACCTGCGGCCAGCGCAGGATCTGCTCCCGCTCGCAGGCCGGGCACGGTACCCAGAACTTGCGCTGGTCGCTGTCGCCATAGGCCGCTTCGATCTGCGATTCGCCGGCGTTGGTCGGCGAGCACGTCTGCACCAGTTTGCGCCGGCTCCGAAACGTCGCCGTGCGCTTGAGGGCCACCTCGATTGGGTTGCCCTCGGCGCCGGAGCTTGCGGGGTATTTGTCGACCTCGTCACAGAACAGATAGCGGATCGCGTAAGAGGCGAGGTTGCCGGGCGAGCCGGCGGCCGTGAGGATCAGCGGCCCACCGGGAAAGTCCTTCGTGTCGATCGTTGTCGAAGAGGCCCGCGCCTTGGGCTCGGAGACCAGGCCGCGCAGCGCCGGCATCTCGCGCAGCATCGGCGCCAGCCGGAACTTCGAAAACTTCGACACGTCCGAGTCGCGCGGCAGCACCACCATGATCGGGTCCGGGTCTCGCGCGATGACGTAGGCGATGCCCACCAGAATCGTGATCGTCTTGAGCATCTGCGTGGCCGACATGATCACGACCGAACTGATCCTTGCATCGCCGAGCGCGTTGATCGGCTCCACCTGGTAGGACTTCGCCTTGAAGCGCCCCTTGTTGGCGCCCGTTGCGACGATGAAGTGCTCCCCAGCCCACTCGCACACCGTTTGGCGCGGAGGAGGCGCCCAGAGTGGCGAAACCTCCGCGATCAGTTGATCGACTGAGCTGATCATGCAAACTTGTAGCGGGCGAGTTCGTTCAACACCTCGTCGAGCTTGGTGTTGACGATCTCCTTGCAGGTCACGGGGTCGGTCTCGGCCGCCAGCGCTTCACTCAACTCATCCGCGATCGCGAGCAGCCGCGACTTGGCGTTCAATACCAGCGCCGCCCAGGCCGCTCGCACATCCTTCGCCGCCACCAGCGAGCGCTCCCGCTCCTGCAATTCCAACTGCCGAAGCCGCAACCGCACGATCATCTCGCGCAACTCCACATCGAACTTCGAGAGGCCGTTGATGCGGTTGGGCCCGGACTCCGGCGCATCGAGTTCCGGCGGTTGAACCGCTGTCGAAACGGCCACACGACGAGCCGCGGGCTTCGGCGCGCTGGCCGGCCGTGGCGGTTCGCGACTTGTGCTCAGGCGTCGGGCGCGTTGCTGCGAGTCGGCGTTGCGCTCCCAGTCCCGCCGGATGTCGTCCAGCGACTTCGCTGGATCAATCCGCCCGGCGGACACGGCTTTGTTGACCGCCGTGTGCGTGACGCCCAACTCACGCGCGATGGCACGGTTACTCAGCGCCATGGCTGCTCACGGAAACTCGCGTGGAAACCTTCCAGGGCCCAGTGGAAACTCCGGTTTCCGCCTTGTCGCTGGCTGAAGCCTGCCGTGCTCGGCACCGGCCTGCCTTTTCGGCCAGGAAGGACCCTGGGATCAAACACTTAGAAACTTCACCGAGCCGTCGCCATTGCCCGTTTCATCGCCTCGGAAAAGGCCTCGTTGAAGCCCCTCTCGACCGTGTTTTGGACCGTCTCCACCATGCCAAACGTCGGCTTCACGCGCACACGCTGTTCCAGCAGCATGACCACCGAGAAGGGCACGCGGCTTTGCGTTCGATGGCCCAAGAACCACGTGCCCGTCGCCGGGAACCGCTGCACGAAGTAGCCCGAGCCGTGTTGCCCGACGAGCGCCGCGACGGACGGCAGGAAGCGCACACCGGCAATGCTCGCGCCGCGGATGCCCATCCAGCTGGGCGGCTCGGCGCCGCGCGAAGCCTTGTCGCCACCGGCCTCTTGGTAGCGCATGAACCAGTCCGCGTCGTAGACTGTCGCGGCCAGGTGGCTCTTCGTGGCGGCCTGCAGGCGCACGCCCTGGCGCAGGAAAGCCAGTGAGCCCGAGCGGTCGCGGTACCTGTCCTTGAGCCCGCCGCGCACGCTGTCGCGCGCGGCCTTGCCAACGGTGTTCAGTGCGAGGCACGTGGCAAACGGCACCTGATCCGCCCGCACAGATTCGAGCGTGCGAAGCGCCGCATTCACGTCCGCCTGAATTGTGAGCTGAATCATTGAAATCGTCTTGCTATTTGGTTCCGGCGAAGTGATGAATGTGATCGATGGCACGCACCAGACAGACCCGCACCACCGCAGCCGCCTGCTACGCCGAGCGACTTCAAGAGGCACACAGCCTGCTGAAGCGCATCGCGCAGCGCCTTGAAGCCCACGCCAAGCAGCAGGCCGCCGAGCCCGCCGATTGGGGCTTCGCTGGCGACCTCGGCCACGCGAACGAGCGCCTGGCCTACGTCCTCGCCAGCCTCGGCGACACGAGCGCGGTGGAAGCCAAGGGCCTCGAAAATTAGCGCGCCAAGGACTTAACCATGACCACCTTCACGATTGACTCAGAAAACACGATCACGGCCTTCGCCACACTCGACGAGGCCCGCGCAAACGGCGACGCCGAGTTGACCTTCACGAGCGAGAAAGAGCTCGCCAAGCTGACGGCCCGCTGGCCGATCAGCCGCTACGCCAAGCTCTGGAACGGCTTCGCCGGCGTGGTGCCCTTCTCTGACCTCAAGCCGGTGCAGAAGTTCACCTCCCGCGCGACGGCGGTCGAGCGCATCCGGAAGGCCATCCAGGCGCTCAAGCCGATTGAGCCGGCCAAGCCCGCGCCGAAACCCAAGAAGGCCGAACGCACCGCCCGCGAGGGCAGCAAGAAGGCCATTGTGCTCGGCCTGCTGAAGCAACCCAAAGGCGCCACGCTGGCCGACCTCATGGCCGCGACGGGCTGGCAAGCCCACAGCGTCCGCGGGTTCATCTCCGGCGCCCTCGGCAAGAAGATGGGCCTGAACGTCGAGTCGGTCAAACGCGAGGACGGCGCGCGGAGTTACCGCATCGCATAGCGCAGACCGCCAAGGATAGGGCCGCCGGCACGCAAGCTGGCGGCCTTTTTCTCTGTTGCACTACAACGCTTATCGACGATCGTCCTTCTTGCGAATCAGCTGGACCAGCGACTCGACGCGCTCGTGCGTGTTCTGCTCGCGCAGTTCACACTCGCGCCGCCGGATATACGTGCCGTTCAAACGTAAAATTACCCTATTTTCGAGCTCCGCCAGTTCTTTTCGCACCTCGGCCAGCAATACGCGGTTCTGCAGGCTCACGTACGTCGCAATAAACGCCGAGATGAGGCCCGTCGCTGGGACAATAAGTCGGACCAGGTAGTCTTCCATGGCAGTCGTTCGAGAATCCAGAGCTCGGCGGACCAGTCCGAGAGTGCCAGACAGAGGCCCTTCAGGTCCGGGTCACCAGCGCGGATCTGCGCTTCCACAGCCGCCAACTCCCGGCGGCAGCGTTCGATTCAAGGCGCCAGGCCGAGCCGTTCGGCAGCCAGCTCTTTGAACGGCCGGCCATCGGCTTCAAGCGTCGCCAGCTTACCCGTGTGCTCTTCCCAGCGGCGCACGATCACATCGCAGTAACGCGGCTCCAACTCGATCAGTCGAGCCTGTCGGCCGGTGCGCTCGCAGGCAATCAGCGTCGAACCCGAGCCCCCAAACGGGTCGAATACGGTGTCACGCGTCTTGGAGGAGTTGTGGATCGCCCGTTCAACCAGTTCGACCGGCTTCATCGTCGGATGAAGGTCATTCGCCACGGGCTTCTTGACGAACCACACATCGCCCTGATCCCGCGCGCCGCACCAGAAGTGGTCCGTGCCGTCCTTCCAGCCGTAGAGAATCGGCTCGTACTGGCGCTGGTAGTCGGCGCGCCCGAGCGTGAACGTGTTCTTCGCCCAGATCACAAATGTCGACCAGTGGCCACCGGCGTTGGTGAAGGCGCGGTACAGCGTGTGCAACTCGGACGACGACATGCAGATGTAAATCGCGCCCTTGGTGACCGCCAGCATCGCTGAGCAAGCATCGTACAGAAACGGCTCGAAGCCATCGCCGAGGTTGTCGTTAGCGATCTTGCGGCGCTTGGTCGTCGCCGCGTAGTTCACGTTGTAGGGCGGGTCTGTGAACACCATGTCAGCCAGGCCGCCGGCCAGCACCTTCTCGACGGCGTCCATCTGCGTCGAGTCGCCACACAGCACCCGGTGCGGTCCCAGCAGCCAGACGTCGCCGGGCACCGTGACGGCCGTCTCCGGTGCTTCCGGCGCCGCATCGGCATCGGTCTGGCCTTCAGTCGCTTCGACCGGTTCATCGAGCAGCACCTCGAGCTCGGCATCGGTGAAGCCCACCAGGTCGAGATCGAAGTTCTCCTCGCTGAGCGCGTGCAGCTCGGCCCGCAGCATCTCCTCATTCCACCCTGCATTGAGTGACAGCTTGTTGTCACTGATCACCAGCGCGCGGCGCTGCGTGTCGCTCAAGTGCTCAAGCACGATGGTCGGCACTTCAGCGAGCCCCATCTGGCGCGCGGCCAGCACCCGAGCGTGGCCGGCGATGATGACACCATCCGAGCCGACCAGCACCGGGTTGGTCCAGCCGAACTCCTGGATCGAAGCGACAATCTGCGCGATTTGCTCGTCCGAGTGCGTCCGGCTATTGCGGGCGTAGGGCAGCAGCGCGTCAATCGACTGGAGGGTGATCGTGGTGGGAAGCGGAATCATGCGGGGTTCGGGAAGCGTACGGACTCAGGCGGAGGTGTGCGACGAACGGCCGGTGGCGCGCCACGTTGGGCTTGTGAGGCGTCGTTGAGACCGACCTGGCGCAACGGGCCGGCTCGCAGCGGCGACGGCCGAAACGCGCCGCGTGACCAGGCCACGAATCGGCCGCCAACACGGGCATGCCTACTTTTCAACTGACGAGACAATCGCTCACCACCTGGAGGAAGACATTGCGAGCACTGAACCGCACGCCGTTTTCGTCGACGCCGTCCAGGCGCTTCAACTGCCAGCAGCGGCCGTGCTCAAGATTTCGAATGAAGCTGTAACGCGTGCCGCCGCGAGAGCGCGCCTCGATGGGATTCCCGCCGTCCGAACTCTGGAGCCAGATGGCCCGCAGGTGCCCTTTGCGGCCGTAAGACGGTTTCACGTAGCCGTCGGCAATCAACCGCCGCGCGGCTTCGATCGTGCGAGAGCCGAGCGAAGAGCCATCCGGCGCGTAGTAGGGGATTTCGATTGAGCTGGTCATCGGGCACACTTCGGGCGTCGAAACTGAAGGGAAGGAGTTTTGCGAGAGTCCCGTCTCTCGGTATTGAATTGGCGGGGATCTTGGGAGGGTACGCCTTGCGCTGGCCTGTCGGACTGCCCGTTCACTTGAAATATACGCAAAGCATCGGAAAACTGTACACCCTGCCGCTCACTTTTTTGCGCGCCGGATCCAGGGTTGCTCGACGTCCGGATTGTAGAAGTGCTGTCGCACACCGCTCGGCAGGATGATCTCGATCGCTTCGCGTGTAACTGTGCCGATCTGCTCGC